TATCAAGTCTCCTATCTTGAGACTTGTTTCAGCAGTCACAGTGCTGAGTCCTACTATTTCTGAGGCATCATCATCTAGTACAATCAAGGCAGCACTACCAGCATTTGCATCAGCAGTATTGATTTTTAGAACAACATTGGCACCATAGTCCCTATTCTTTGGGTGTCTATAAAACTTTGCACCGTAATATCCTAAGAATCTAAATGTAACTGGGTCTTTGCGTACCTCATATACTTCTACCTCTTCATCACTATCATTGTAGATATTTAATGATTTTGTGTCTATTTTCACCCATTTTAAATCACTTCTACAACCATGAGATATTCTATTCAAGTATGCCTGTTGAACAGCATTGATCTTGGCATTGATGGGTGCAACCAAAGGAGGGATTTTTTCATCTAATTTGATTATGAGTTCATCGTATTCATCAATTACGGCATCAACAATCGCCAGTGACTCATTTAAAGATTCCGCACTTTGTTTCTGTCTGTCTCTCTCAGCTCTAAGTCTTTTTGCAATATTTAAAGCATCAGCCATTACTCAATACCTCCCAATTTAACAAAATCCTCGCCAGGATAGTCAAACACATCCATTCCCTCATACTCTGTGATAAGTGGTTTAAGATCTTTTCTTTCAGCATATACTATGTAACTACAACGTATCTGATGCGTATTAAATGTATGCGGATTGACCACTATACTTATCTTATCTCTCGTTCTTGAAACTGAGTAACACAAATCTTGATGAGATCCTATTGGTGTCAGATGTGCTGTTATAGTTTCATCATCTACAAGATCTAACCAGTAGTCTGGTAGTTCTATTTCATTACTTCCTTGCAACTGTCCCCTGTAATATACTCCTATCTCTGGGCCTTCTAGTGATACATGTCTCAGTCTCCACCCATCTTTACTTGGGTGTTTTATATCAAATGGTTTAGCAGGCAAGGCTCTGGCAGTCGCCAACTGTCCATTTAACCATTTACAAGAGATAACACCCTTAACTGTCAACGTGCCACCAACCTTACATTGTCCTGCTATATCTACATTCTTATTGAACTGGCAATCGTCATTTCCAACATTTAAAGCGTGTTTTGTGCTGGTATCAAATGTTTCTTCTATAGCATATCTCTTAGTCGGAGCAAAGGTAGTTCTTGGACTATAATAAAAATTCTCACTGTAAAATTCTGATGTGCCCGATCTAAAGAGAGAAAATCCATCAACCTGTAAAGATAACTGTTGTCCTTTTAGTTTGGAAGCGAACTGGTGATCTAATTCTTGTTTCTTACCTTCATTGCATTGAAACTCAGGAGGGCCTATCATTGCAGATGCCTGTGCAATACCTCTATTAGGAGTATTGTTAAAATATGCTGGGCCACTTACAGAAAGTGTGCCAGGAATTCTTTCCCAAGATTTTTCCTCCACCAAGAAAGACATATCCTTCGTTCCAACTTGAAGGAAGTCAGTTACGTTTTGAAATGCTGATTGAAATCCCATTATGAAAAATCCTCGAAGAATGACTTGATTTTGTTATTCAATACCGTCATTATTGAACCAGCGTATCTAGCTCTTGGAGCAGTGTCCATAGTATCCAAGTTGACACTAGAAGCCCCTAATATGTCAGTAAACTGTCCTGCCATGGTTAGGTTTTGTCTTGTTAATATATTGCAATTAGTTGCTTTCAGATTCATAATGGTGCTTGATGAATATAGTTTATCACCTAATAATTTTATCTCCTCAGTTGCATTGAGAGTAATATTATTAGCCATCAATTCTATGTCACCATTCTTAGCTTCAATCTTGATGTTCCCATTTTTGGCCAGAATAATTTTTGACATCTCTTCGGCCGAGTTGTCCTCTCCGAGATACTCATAAGAACAATTGTTTACAACCAACTTGTGTTGTCCGTTCTTATACCATGCCATACCCTGTAGATTATCAGTTGTTACGGAGTAATCTACATATTCTCCTTTCAAATCTCCATCAGGTATTTTTATACCAGAAGCAATCCTAAAATTAGGATAGTTGCCGTAGTATTCCTGTGTTTTTTGTTGTTGTTTATCTAGTTCGGCCATTAGTATCCTCCTCCGTAACCGCCGCCTCCGCCGCCACCTGATGGAGGTGTGGGTGGAGGACTAGGAGGCGTTGGTGGCGCTGGCGGTGGTGATGGTGGTTGTTGTTGCTGTGGCTGCTGTGGTTGTTGTGGTTGTTGTGGAGCTGTATATTGTTCTGGTTGTTGTGTAGGAGTGGTTTCGGGAATATCTGTATCTGTCATAGTGGTGGTTGAAGTTTCCGTAGTCTGTGTTGTTTCGGTTTCCTGTTGTTGTGTCATGGGTTCAGAAACAGAACTAGGTGTGTAAGTCACAGGTGCAGCCTTTCCTAAACTCTCTTCTCTCGAATTGTATATTATAGCATGAGGTGTAGACACATGCACGGCTCCTACCATCTTAACACCTCTAGTTGGGTGAATGTGGAAAGGCCCGTAATATGGATTACCATTTACCCAACCAACTTGTGTCTTAGGTAAACTATACACACAATCTACCACATTTACTACAAGCATGCCAGGGCCTGGTCTTTCTCCAATATCTGCTACAAAGTTTGGACTGTATGTAACTACAGGTAATAGTCTTGCTCCCACTCCTGTCTTTGTATTTATTGTGACTGGCGGAATCTTCTTATGTTTGTCTTTACAGTTCATATTTTGAACACCAACAATAGATCCAGCTGGAGTCAATAAAAGATCGAAAGTACACTGCCCAACTTGTCCTGTATCACCAGAGGTATATCCAATTCCAGGCTTTTGTGGGACTAAAGTTGTTACTATACCAACTGCCTCACTACCAATACCAGACACTCCTCTAGTTGTAAAATTATAAGTGTCTGTCTTAGCAATTCCAGCAAATTCATTGTCATTCAAATCTAAGAAAGATCCTACTGACATCTGTATATGATATTCTGTATTAGATTTCAGATCTCTTGCTGGATCAACCTTAATAATTCTATCCGATAAGAATGATATTCTTTTATCTTGTATCGGTATTGTTTCGTGAACCACATTACTAGCTGATTCTGTAATACTAAGATTACCAGTTCCCTTAACTATTGCCTCATTGAAAGTAATAGAAAGAGATGCAGAGGTCTGGACTCCAACGGCATCATCAGCAGGGGTCGTGAATGTTATGAATGGATCTATGGTATCTAAATTAGTTCCATCATCACCTATTCCAGAGGTGACACCTATGCCAGGCCCTTCTGTAACAGGATATTTGGGAGGAACTACGTTAGTTGATGGGCAATATCCTTCACCAGGCGATATCATATAAACATCAACAACGGATCCATTTGAATCTATTACTGTTTGTGCTTTTGCTCCACCTCCATTATGTGTTTTGTCAATGATACTAACGATTGGAGGCACAGTATATCCAAATCCTTTTTCTATTATCTGTAACGTTAATATACTTCCATCTTCTGATGATACAATAGGAATCATCGCAGCAGTTTTAGTTCCATCGCCATATACTTCTACCTTCGGAGGTATGCAATCTGGCCATACAAAACCAGGCGGAATACTATCTGATAGATCATCCTGACTCTTTGGATTATCTGTTGTATCATTACAGTTAAACAATTCTGGAACTCCACCACCCAATAAACTTAAAGCCTGGAATTTATTTGGCGATGTTAGTAAATTGATGTTGGTTGCACCTAGAGTTAAATCTGATATTTCTAAGGAAGAAAGTAATTTAGAGTTGTCAATTACTGATTTAAAACTGATATCTGGTTTCTTTCTCATTCCTCCAGATTGTGTCCAATCTTTATATTCCTTACACTGTAGAGAATCACATTCTAAGAAAGACATCACAGCATCTGTGAAACTGCCGACCTTATCTAATAAACCTCCAATATCATTTACTGATCCTGTCAACCAATCTAATCCTTGTGTGATTGGTTCTAATCCTTGTTTGATAGCGTCATTAACACCAGCCATCAATACCCCTACAGCCTGTTCGATAGCACAAGCAGTTCCGTTCAAAGCATTTCCCACCATGTCCTTGAACATATCTTTTATATCACCTAAAAGATCTGATCCTAATTTATTGAATACACAAAAAACAATATCTGTTATTCTCTTAAATGCTGCAACGATAGGAGTTTTTTCTGCTTCTGTTACATATAATCCAATGAAATCTCTATATCTTTTAGATAAAAATCCGATTATCTTATCTCTTAACGTAGTGATAATCTTTTTCATTGCACCGTTTGCTAGTCTACTAGACCTTTCAATCTCTTTGTTTATATCTACCAGAAGATTTCTGGAGGTATCTACATATTGACCAGCGTATTCAGTGAGTGAATTGATTGTCTTTAAGAAACTTCCAACAGTATGTGTAACTTCGCTGAGAGCATCATTATCACAACCGTTAGTCATGGTAACTGTTTCAGATGCACCTCTATTAGCAAAAGCACCCTCACTTTTTTGTGCTTTACTTACACCCTCTGTGGCTAGTGCATCAACTTTCTTACCAGATGGAGTTTCTTTGTCTTTGAATTTACCAACTTCATTCTGTGAATTACTTGTTGGCGTTGCACCACCTTCCTTATCTTCTTCTAGTGGTAGACTAGTGGGGCCATCTACTCCTGCCTCTCTACCAGAGAGAACGGCAAATACATTCTCTCTTTCTACGTCATCATTATAGGATCCAGTATTCTTAGGGCCTAATGAGTTAACATTTCTCGCTAGAGCACCAAAAATGACAGGTTGCTGTCCTTCTTCTCCGTCTAAGAAAAATCCAAATACAGTCTCCCCTCCCATCATTCGGGAACTATTACCCATATTAGATTGACCAGATCCAGATGTTGCATCTACAAGAACATGTGACCAAGGCAAATCCTCGTCAGGTAAAGTGGTCTCATCAAATGGATGATACCCAATTATTCTAACTTTACATCTAAATGCCCATCCAGCATCCGTATCAGTAGATTCATTTCGCCAAACACTTGGGTCAGCTACTCTACCAATCCACCATACGAATCCATCTCTTCCAACAAAGTTGGTTTTTAGTAGGGCACTGTCTAGCATTAGTCGTCATATACTAAGCACTCTGGCTCGTCAGGGTGCATATCACAGAATAGTTCGAGTGCATTAGGATCATGGTGATCACCAGCAGCAATCTCTTCTTTGTGATGTTCTGCGTATGTTTCTAGTTCCTCTAGTTCTACTTTCGCATGTCTGCGAGCAGCAGGGTTTGCCAAAGGATCTTCAATGATCTTTTTGTCTTTTTCAATGTGTTTTTCTATACTTTCCATAGGTTTCTCCTTATGTGAGTCCATATGAATCTCTGATGAGATTCAATGAGGTGACATTTTTTCCATCTGATATTTCAAAATGGTGTCTCAAGCTACGAATCAAATAATATCCACTTAGTTCCTGATCGAGATTTTTATTCTCATTGTCAGTCGGCCCCGATTCAGGAACCTGAACTTTAATAATATCTCCAGCCCGTAGGTTTATGTTACATGGTACTGTTATATTTAGGGACTGTTGGAAGAGCAATGTATAACGAGAGAACGCTTTTGCCATGTCAGAATCTGATCTACCAGACCCTTCTACAGTGTCATCTTGGTTAGTTTCTAATGTTGGAGCTAACATACCCCTGTCACCTATTCTTACCAAAACTCGTGAAGCCGCTTCACTGACATCCCCTGCTGGGATTGGAACATCCTTTCCCGCTACTTTTACTCCGTCCTTATCCAATTCATCCCTCAGTTTATGAGGAATAGCCTTCGTGCTCCAGTCTAACGGATTATAGAAATATGTCAAGTTGGAGTATAATCCGACCCTTAAATTTTTCTGTAGATCTGTGGATTTGTCTGTGTAATGGTGAATTATTCTAAAATTGTTCTCTGGTTTCTCCTCTGATTCTATGAAGGTAGAGAAAGTGTATGTCTCTGCTACCCTCTCATCTTTCTTTTTTGTTTCTCTTTTTGAGGCAGAAATATCACCTGTCTGTGATATCAAACCATCAACTGATTTGAATTTGAATCCATCAAAAGTTTCGTAAAAGAAAAATCCAGAAGTGCCACCCACACTACCTGTTTGTAGTGGTTGTGCTTTAGGACATAACCAAGTCAAAATATAAAATGGTTTTCTGTTGTTACCTATAAATTCATATGGTGTAATACTATCTTCTATCTCTGCTCTTTCATCTATCTCATCCTTCTTTATATTAAATATTCTTGGATCTGTAAGAATATCCCTGATGTGTTCACTTATATTAGCTTTTGAATATTTTTTCTGACATCTAGTAGTTTCGTTCATTAAGTTCTCTAAGGAACTACACTTCAAAGTAAATGTCTCTTGGCCTTCATTCTTAGATACATCTAAGATGCTGGTAACATATAATGGATTACTTTGTTTTCCTTCCGAATCACCAAATATTAAATCACCAAAGTCAGTTCCAACAGTTAGATCTAATCTCTCATACCCTCTTACTGGTAATCTACTGAGTAAATTAGTGGTATCTGAACAATTGACATAACAAGTATAAGATGGCGATAGCAAATCCTCAAAGTAATCAATGGTAATAACATTTTGAGAAATACTCTCAGCGTTCAATTGTTCATTATTTGGATCTCTCTTATCGCCTGCAAATTGAATTTCTTCGTCTATAGTCAGATTTGCTTTCTTGATAATGATTTTATTAAGACTTGACATTATGAGGCCCCCAGTTCATTGAAAAGGAATGATGAGAATACTTCAGATTCTGTACCTCCAACAGGAACTACTGCTGGGGGTGATGGGAGGTAAGCAGGGCCGCCTTGAGAAGGCATTGGCATCCCACCTCCCTTTGATAGGAGCATCACACTATCTCCTCCTCCGCCACCATTAAAAGCTCCACCCTCAGCATACTCTGGATAGTGATTTATATTAGAGTACATACCACCTCTTGAAGATGGCATCCACAATCCACCCTCTGCAAATCCAGCACCTACAACTTGAATATTATACCCATGTTCTTTTCTGTCTAACATTCTTGCTTCCTTTTTCTTCTCATATGTCGCTTTTGCAGCGTCACTTCTATTGAGAATGTCTATGTACTGTTTTAGTGGCATGTTTACTGTACCATTTATAACATCAATGAAAGTCTTTTTCTCAAATCCTTTCACTTTCCTAATTTCCGACATCAGTTGTTGTTGATGTTCTTGTAAATCTTTTATCGCAATATCAGCTATCTGTTCTTGAAAAGTTTCCGTTTCTTCAAATGTGCTGCCCTCAAATTTTTTGAGAACTTTTGTTGTTATTTCGTTAGAGTAACCGTAATAACCATTTTCACCCATTATCTCCTTCTCTTTAAATTTCTCAAACTCTTTTCCAATTTTCTGTTTTAGTTTGCTGTTGAAAGTTTCTTTAGTTTTACTGATAAACTTAGTGTTAGAAACAACTAGCGATGGTGGTGATATTTCACCATAACGGTATCCTTCTTTACCTGTAAATTGAACTAACTTCACGCCTGGAGGGGCCTTAGAATCACTTTTCTCTGGGGTAAACTCACCGCCTGAATCAAAGAACTTTTTAGAATTAAACTTACCACCAGTAGAGAATCCCATATTCTTAGCTTCTCTCATCCTCCTACCAGTTAGACTAGGATCTTTTCTTGTAGCAGGGGTGTCAAATGGAACAATAAATGCACTACCAGCAGGGCCTTTGCTGACATATTCTTTACCATGACCTATGAAATCTACACCTTTACCATCTAGTGATACTGGATATCCTGATTGAGGCCCTTCTATCCATCCACCCTCTGCCATCTCTGGAGGAACTTCTCCCTTTACCTCCATACTACCAGTTTCCTGTTCAGTTGTTTGTGACTTCATATTCATAGCACCTTCTACATTATCCTGTTCTGCTGGATTAGAAAACATATTTGTGAATCTAGTTTTCAATCCATCAACTAAAGAAGAAAATCTATTGAGTTGTTCTTCTTGTATGTCGCCTGATGGTTCATCTTCCTTCTCCTCTTCCTCTACAACTTCTTCTGATTCATCGTCTTTTTTCTCTTTTTCCTTCTCTCTTTCTTCCTTCTCCTTACTCTCTTCCTCTTTCTTTTCGTCAGTCTTTACTTCCTTGAGTTTTTCTAAATCACCCTTACTTATTTCTTTACCTGTCTTTACAGTCTCTTGTACATTTTTAAGAGCCTCTGTCTTCTTTTGTTCTTCTTCTTTTATCTGTTGCTCTTGAACTTTTTCATCTCCAGCAAACTGATCATCAGTGGGTAAATCTTCAGCCTTTGTTTTATTTCCCTTAGAAAGTAATATAGGAAGCATCATCATGGCACCCACAGCACCTAAAATCATTTTACCACCACCGCCACCACCTTTCTTCTCACTCTTGAATTTGTTTATAAAGTTCTCTGCTTTTGTAAATGATGACTTGCCTGGAAGATCCGTTCCCAAATTATTTCCAGCACTATTCAAGAATCTAGAAAACTTCTTGATACTACTCTCAGCAGTATCAACAGCCTTCTGTGCTTTCTGATTAACTTTTAACGTAGATATAGAAGTCTTCATAAAGCATCCACTATATTAAATACAGACTTAGCATATAGGATATGCATGTTCTTTGGATCAATAGCCATTAGAGATGGAATTTTATTTTGTGGTTTAACAAATTCTCTATCCATAGAGGGGCCAGATTTATTTGCCTCAATGCTTGCTCTTTTATCTCCACCTGAGTCAGGAAGTGACATTACATTTCCATTACTAATATCTGCTTTACCTCCTGTTGCTGGTTTAGATATGTCTTTAGTTACCTCTGATCTTGCCTCTTTCTTTTTATCATTTGGTTTGACTTCAGATGCAGTTGCAAGATTATCATTTGCAAAACTAATTGGATCTCGATTTGTTGAGCCACCTTTTATCTCGGTAAATGCCGTTTTCTTTTTTCTACCACTTTGATCTGTCTTAGGTGTCAGAGCTTTCTTTATGCCACCAAGAAAGTTACCAGCTTTTTCTTTGAGACCACCAAAAGTATTCTTTATATTATTGAATATTTGGCCAGGTTTTGAATCACCCTTTTCTCCCTTCTCACCTTTCTCTATCTTTGATCCAGCTGGATCATCTTTCATAATTTTCCTAATATTCTCCTTAGTTCCCTCCATAGTTACTGTGCCTTCTGCTAGAGGGATGAGTTCATCAATTTCTTTTTTTAGTTCAAACAGTTTTTTCTTTAACCCATCATACTTCTTATCAATATCTTTATCTCCACCAGACTTTGCTCCAGCCAACAATAAGTCTTTAAGTTGCTTTCCTATATCTTCGGTCTCCTCGTATGCCTCAACGATTCTTCTGTTGGTTGGTGTATCATTCCCTGATATAATTCTACCATCCTTCTCTTTAATCTCTAACTTGTGTACTTTCTTATCTCCATCATTGTTTGTAAATCTTTTAAATGTAAAGTCTTTTTCAAAAAGGTCTTTGCTGGTATCCATCCTCGTTTTGACATCATCTGTTCCTTCCGACATGAACTTCTTCACACGCTTTGGTGTAAAATCCAAAACACTAGAAAACTTATCCAATATACTTTTGAATATGTTAGCATTACCCTTGTCTTTCTTTACTTTTGCCTCTTCCTGTTTCTTCTCTAACTTCTTCTTCTTTCTGTTTCTAATAAAATCTATACCTTTTTTAAGTAATGATCCACCAGCTGCGACTGCTGTACCAGCAACCGCAACCTTAGCTAGAGTTGGAAGTGCAAGGGCAGCTGCACCAGCGACAGCAACTCCTTGAATTAACTTACCAAATATACCTCCTCCGCCACCTTTTTTAGGTTTAGCTGATGCAAGTTTCTTCACAAACTTACTTGCTAACTCAGTCGCATTAGTTATGAACTCTACAGTAGAATCAAATCTACCTTTCATACCATCAAGACTTGATCCAAACTGATTCAGTGAATTCAGTCCACCATCAAATATTTTACCCAAAAATTTATTAGGGTCAAATGAATTTACTTTCTCTTCTATCTTATTTGATAACTTAGGTATTAGATTCTGAGCCTTAGCCTCTACAATTTTATTAATCTTCCTGATTCCACCCTGTTTCAGATCTGATGCTATTGGTTTTATCCTAGCAACAGATTTTTGAAGAAACTTTGAACCCTGTACCTTTGCTCCTGATATACCTTTTCTAGTAGCTCTGACTGCTTTCTTACCAGCTAATGCAGTCTTTCTAACAACTTTAGACTTAGACACACGTTTGGCGGCCTTACCTAGTGTTCCAAGTGTAGATGAGAGTTTACCCATTTCGTGCCTGTGCTTCTCTTTGTCGTTGTTTTAGTTGTTCTTCTTCAATATGAAGTCTGAGTAGTCCAACATAAATGTCTCGTTCCCAAGGCGGCATGTTCTCTATCTCCCATAAGTTATATTTATGGAACTGCATGAGGGCGAAATTGATGCGGAAGTATGTCTCAAGGTCGATATGAGACATACTCAAGCGAAAAAATCCGTTAGCCCCTCTAATACTATAGTATTTTTCTTTTTAGTGTTAGGATTAACAACCTCTAATGTATGTGTCAACTTAGGCATAGTCTCAAAGAATTTTTCAATTTTCTGGAACTGTGCTGATGTCAATGATTCAACCCATTCTTTCAGTTCTTTCTTTGTACACTCTGATGCTGCGAACATATCTTTGTCATTATATACCATATCAATAGATGTTGCTATCATCTCAAATGATTTTTCCACAGCGTCTTCATCATCTTGGTTAAAATTAGTTTCTATGAACTGACTAAGAGATGGATACTTCATTTTTACAGAATAACCATCTGCTAATTCAATATCTGGATTATGGTCATCCCTCCGAGATACTTCAATATCATCAATAAGAACTGTGACAGGAACTTCCGTCTTGCCATCATCACCACATGTCACCATGAGTTCGATTGATTCACCTACAGATTTTCCACGAATATTTAAAAATAGATATTCAATATCGAAACTTGGTAGTTGGTCAACTTTCACTCCCTTTGTTATAACACATTCTTTCAGAACCTGTTTAACAGCATTGGTTATTTGTTTTTGATCTTCTGATTCTAATGCAAGTATGAGAATTTTCTCCTCTTTTACCAAGAATGGTCTATACTTTATAGTTTTGCCATTTGATGGTAGTTTCAAGTCATACTCAGCCGTCGAAATTTTAGGTAAAGGCATAATAAGTAATTATTCGTTATTATTTAGAGGGTTAATTTGAAGCTTTATCTACAGTGTTTTCAGACACATTTTCAGCGTTTACTACCTGTGAGAGACCTTTCTGTGGTACTGCTGGTGCAGCCGTTCCCTTATTATTAACAATGTAGTATCTATCATAAGCAAACTCAACTGTAACTTGTAGTAAGTTACCGCCTGCATAGTTAAGTGGTATGTCCTGTATTGATATAGGAAAGGCGTTTATGAAGTTGTAACTGATAGCATCAGGTCTAAATTCTTCATTGTTACCATCTGCACCTAGATTTCTTTCAAACTTTGTAATTGATAAATCTCTCTTGTAATCGTGGGGATATCTAAACCTATGGTAAGCAAATCTTTCATCATTATTCGGATAACCGCCAGGATATCCTTGATTATGTCTGACTCCTTCCTGTGTCACATATAAAGGATTCATAAAATTAATCCACTCTTGGAAAAGTTTTAAACTTTTATAGTCCTGAGATACAAAAAATGTCAATGATATATCAGTATACTGTCTTTGTGTAGCAAATCTTTCTCTAATACCTTGTCTACTTCCAACTTCCTGTACCACAGACATTGACACACCAGGCAACATTGCTTCATTACATAATATCTCATATGTTTCTTTTTGTCCATCAGCCAACAGTCCACAAGATGTTAACCATCTACTCAAATCATTAGCTACTTTTTCTTTTTGATATACACCACTTGATGCCGAATCTAAGGTAACTGGGAAAGCATCAACAGGTTCTGGGCCAACGTTAGCTAGATCCATTTGAACCCTAAAGAAATTAGACATCGAGGGGGCACCAAGAGCCGTCCTAAACTGTTCTATAGTTTTTACTAACTTATCATTACTAAAATAACTTTTCTGCTGCCTGGCCATCTAAATAAATTTATGACTTACCATACTATGTATATGGCTTATCAGGGAAAATTTAAACCCAGACATGTAAAAAAATACAAGGGCGATCCCACTCAGATCATCTATAGGTCTCTTTGGGAAAAAAAGTTCATGGAATATTGTGATTTGACCGAGAGCGTAGACCAATGGCAATCTGAGGAATTTTGGATACCATATAAGAATCCATTAGATAACAGAGTTCATAGATACTTCCCAGACTTTTTCATCAAATATAAAGATAAGTCTGGTAAAAAAAGATCTATGGTCATAGAAGTAAAACCAAAAAAACAAGTCAAAGAACCAAAGAGAAATCCAAAAAGAAAGACTCAAGCATGGTATTATGAAGTTAAAACATGGGTTGTGAATCAAGCAAAATGGAAAGCAGCACAGTCTTATTGTGCTGATAGAAAGTATGAGTTTAAGATTATGACAGAAGACGATTTAGGTATATCACATGATCGCAGACGATATTAAAGAAGCTACCCAAGGCGAGAAGCAACCTGACGGATGGTATGTAAACCAACTAGAACAGGCGTTGGCTGCTGTGCAACAAAGAGATGCAAGTGCTATTGACACTCAGGGCGTCAGGATGGGTGATCTAGTATTCTTTGGATATAACCCACAATTTGCACAAAACTATGAGTTTTGGGACGTTCAACCCCTAGCCGTAGTAATAGGATTCTATGAGGAAGGTATTCTCGGTTGTAATTTACATTACATAAATCCAGACTACCGTGATGTAATTGCAAATGCTCTACTAAATAGCCGTGGAGGATCTCCTATTCCTAAAAATAGTGTCCACAAATATCTGTGGTCTAATATGAGAACTATATTTAAAGTTCCGAGAGAAGAGGACTGGGCTGCTATCGCTTTACTCCCCACCGAACAATTCATAGATAAGAACGGTGTGAGGTTTCCCAAGTATAAAGCATTTAACTACCGCAATCAACGAAGAAGAAAAAGATGACATCCACACCCATTGCTAATTCTGAATTTGGCGAAGAAATAAATCCTAATACCGTAATCTCTCAACAGGATTCAGAAGGTAATGTCAGGAATTATAAAGTATTCTACTCAGAAACTGGTGGTACTACAGTTCGTGCGGTTGATGCTAATGGTCAATTACTACAGAACGTAGAACCAATATACAAAGATGGAGTTTGGGATCAATCTAAACTAACAAAAAATACAGCATCCTCTTTATCAAAAGATGATCAACTAAGAATTCACAGAGCAATACAAGAATCTACTAAAAATCATATTGAGGCGACTGCTCCTGGCGCAACGAAACCAAAATGGACTACTCAACAAGGGTATGCTAATGGAATACCATCTGACGTAGATGAAAAAAGATTGATACTACAGAATAAAATAAAGAATTCCAGAAATTTTAAAGAGAAGATGATGTATATAAGGAAACTGAATAATTATAATAGAAGTCAAACTAATAATGGTGGATTCAGCTTTAAGAAAAGAGGATATGAAAACTTAGGAGTGTTATTAAATAAAGTCACCAATCAAGGTGCAAGAGGTGTAGGTGCAATGCAAAATGCGTTTAGTGGCGCAGAGGAAGCAGATACATTGTTCAAAAAGATAGTAAAATATCCTATGGATATGTCTAACAGTATGGATCACATGTTCATACAATGTTATTCCTATCGGGCTCCTTACTCAGCTGCATTACAAGGTAACGTTGGAAAAAGAAATGTCTTTGCTAGAGACAAAAAATCTTCATTTACTTTTGGTTCAGAGAGAACAACACCATATAAAAGAAAACTAGGTGCTGGTATCAAACTACCAATGCCAAACAATATGACTGACGGAAACCCAAGAAACTGGGGTGAACAAAGTATGGATGCTGGTCAGATGGGTGCAGCTCAGAACGTAAGTAAGAATGTAATATCAAGTTTCTTTGGTGACTTTGGTGGTTATGGACGAACCATGACAAAATTGTCCATGCAAGCAGAAATGTTAACTCAAGAATCTACTAGAGGAATGTCCTTAGCCAATAAGATTGCTCAGTTGGCGAGTGAAAGTGGATTTGGTGATGTAAGTTCAGAACAGATTATGTCCAGAAGTGTAGGTGTGGTGGTAAACTCAAACACAGAATTACTCTTCGCTGGTGTGTCTTTGAGATCTTTTGAATATCAATGGTTGATGAGTCCAAGAAATAGATTGGAAGCCGCTAATGTTAGAATGATCATTCGTGCATTTAAACAATGGTCTGCTCCGAAGAAAGTTAGAAAGATAGACAATGGAGAGTTATCTAATGTGGGTAAGGCTGGTGGCCCTTCATTCTTCTTGGGAACTCCTAATATATTCAGACTAAGATTCGTTACCAACGGTAATAGAAACATTCTTGGTGTGAATAAATTTAAAGCATGTGCATTACAAAACGTAGATGTCAACTACACTCCAGAGGGTCAGTGGATGGCATATGAAAATGGTATGCCAATATCTGTAATGATGACTCTTAGATTTGCTGAACTTGAACCCATATATGATACAGATTATAGTCCAGATATAGCTAGTGATAGAGCATATGATGAATCAACCGAGGAGGGTAGACTTGGAGATTTGATGCCAATAAGTATCATCAAACAAAATAGCCCATACTCATCAGATGTAGGTTACTAAAATGTCAAAAGGTTATTTTTCTTACTTCCCAGATATAAATTACGTTTCTAGAACTACGGATAGATCAGCTAATGATGAGTTTATCCCTGTCAAGAATATTTTTAGAAGACCCAAACTTCGTGATGATCTTGAGAGTGTCCTCACAGCGTTTGAAGATTATATGATTATTGGTGATGATAGACCAGAACAAGTTTCTGAAAAAGTATATGGCGATCCTAGATTTGATTGGGTTATTTTAACAACAAATAATATCACCAAGATTCAAGATCAATGGCCATTAAATTCTGTTGACTTTCAAAAATATATCCTTGCCAAGTATGGTTCTGAGGAAAAATTAACAGAGGTTCACCATTACATTACCGAACTGTTGATGGATGATAATGCTAGAGTGGTTGTTCCAGAGGGTTTAGTTGTAGATTCTAACTTTAACAGTAGATACCTAGAGAGAAACTTTGCAAGACAAGAAGAGGTTACTTATAGTGAGAGTAGTTTAAACAACTTGTCAACTGTGGATAATGCTGGCACAGTTAAAGATGCTGATGGTAATTTAATCACACATACTAATGTCTTTCCTGTTACTAACTATGAGTTTGAAGAGAATGAGAATGACGCTAAAAGAAGAATTAGAATATTACAACCTGACTTTTTAGAAGTTGCAGTTTCTGATATGAATAAAATAATGAAATATAAAAAGTCTGGTGACTTTATCAGTACCAGACTTAAAGGAACATATAACCCACGACTTAGTGGGGCATAAATTTATTCTTCTGCGAGTTTTTGAAAATAACTTAGAGCATCATCTTCATCCTCTGTCGTTGCAGTTGCAGCAGAAGAGAGATTAGATATCTCTTCTAGTTCTTCAGCGGATGGACGATTTATAGGTTCATCTTGTGTGTCCTCGGTGTCAACTTTAGGTGTAACTATTTTTTTAGTTCCTAAAACAGCATCCAAACGTCCTTTGAGTTCTTCATAACTCTTGAACTGATCAGGAGCAGTGAACTCACTAAGATCATAGATCTTGTCATAGATCTTTTCTAACTCAGCATCATCATCTAAAAGTGCTTCTGTCTTTCCGAACTCTGAACTATCATAGTTCCAGAATCCAGCGACCTGTTTAATCTTCAACTTGAAGTTAGCACCCTTCCAGAAATCAAATGGATTGATTGGTTCTTCATCTTCAAACTCAGGTTGCATCGCAGCAGTGATCTTGTCAAAGATCTTCTTACCAAACTTGTATAGTTTGACTTGTCCTTCGTTCTCAGGATTTGCAGAATCTTTTACGATATAAACATTGGCATAGTAAGATAACTTACGTTTCTGTTTACGAGCAATATCTTTATCAGACTCACGACCACTGTTCCAAAGAGTTCTGTTTAGTTCTCCTACAGGATCGTTTTTGCCAACAGTAGTTAAACTGTTTTCAATATACCAACCACCTGGCCCTTGAAATGCATGACTCCATACTTGAGTCCATGGCAATTCAGCATTAGCATGTGCAGGGAGGAATCGTATGACAGCGAATCCGTTACCAGCTTTATCTACAGATGGTTTCCATAGACGTTCATCAGTATTACTTCCACCTTTTTCATTAAGTTTCTCAACTTTCTTCATTAATCTCTCTGTGAGAGACCCTGCTTTAGATTGTTTCTTTAATGCAGCAAATGACATTTAGTATTCTCCGTATTTTTGTATTGTTGGATTGTTTGTATTATATCAGATAATGATATATTAGTCAATCGGGTAGATTGTTTTCTAAATTCGCTAACGTTTCCGATAGAGTTTCAAAAAACTCATTTATATTCTGCCCGTCTTTCAGTCCTAGAAACTTTGCAGATTCTAAGATATTTTCTTTCATTTCAATAGCATCAGGATCATCTTTCTCTAATGACAAACGAAACATGAAATTTTTTTGTTTTTCAAGAAGTTTTTTCATTTTTGAAATGTACAAGTACCCCTCCTCAGTAGAAGGATTTCTCATACCTCTGACAGCGATACCTGTCATTATATCTTCTTGTAGCTCCTGTATCTCGGCCATTGCGGCTCTGACTGGCGAAGCTTGAAAAAAATCACTCATTGATAACTCTGATGATATTACTATTTATACCTTTTTGACAACCATTTAGGTATATAAACTAGTGATAACACGCCACCCCACCAAATGGCAAGCGCGAGTATGTACACGTTTCTAGTTGGCCCTATGACAATCCCTAGAGTCACTAAGGATAACCATACCCAATCAAGAGTTGAGTGAAATTTTCTAAATCCACTTCCAAATCTTGCAATTAATGCTTCTCTACGTCTAGCAAACCAAGGCGAAACGTGCCTCATGATTACAAAACCTTCGTTGAGAACCATGACAATAAATCCTATCCAGAATATCATAGTGGTAACTTAGATCTCGAAGTTCTTTTAAGATAATTTAGTTCAGTTGCTTCTGCTTTTAACTTATCTTTTAGTGGTTTTGAAATTAATTTACCTACTGATTCAAACTCTATGTTTTTCTCTTCACAGTAACTAACTAGCGCCTCAATATAATTAAGGTCAGTAGTAAGTACAAGTTGCTCAATGTCACTTGTGAATTTATTCTGACAGAGAAATTTCTCTTTCAGTAGTTCGTTAACTTCCTTCTCCATACTCTCCGAGTTTGTGGGTGACAAATTCTTTAATATACTTGGTAAGAAGCTTAATATAGTCACTTTTGTTTCTTTTTTCATAAACTTTTACATCTCCATTTTCACATACCATTAAGGTAACAATCTTCTCAACAGCAATGCCTGTCATTTCATAGTACATGCAAGCATACGCAGTTTCTTGAACGAAGTAGTTTTGACACCACTTCTCTGGTTTAATCTTTTTAGATGTTTTGAAATCTATAATAGCTAATTCGCCATTATATTCTGCAATACAATCAACTCTTCCAGCAATGCCAAAGTATTCAGAATACAGTGGTTTTTCTAATGCGTGAATATTATTTATATTGTCTAAAGATTTCTTTCCATAAAGGAACAATGCCTTGGTCGTTGGAAGAACGTTCTCAAGAGTATTGATGTCCTTATTCAAAAGATATTGTTCTACAAGATCATGGAATCTACTTCCTCTTCCTGTAGCTACTTTTGTAATCTTATTGGCTTCCTCTTCACCAACTCTCTTACGCCATTTGATAAACGTCTGGCGATTATAGAAACTGGTTATAGAGGTAATAGAAGGAGCCTTCTTTCCACTCGGAAGAGTGTAATATCTGACTCCATCTATCATATTGGCTTCTAAATCAAAATCACCAAGTTTATTCAAATGGGTAAACATTATAAAGACAAAGCGAGTTTAGTAACCAAGTAGTTTCTTACTAGACCAGAGCGAACAATGTCATCT